AACCACTTCAAAGTGATGGTTCGGCCGCTGAAGGCGATCAACGTGCTGCACCAAGCGATGGCTCAGCTACTCGCCGCCTCGAGTACAAGAAACTGAAGCTCGACCACAGCGATGTGGTCAGGTTTATCGGTCTATTTGTCGGAACTTTGGAAGCTCGCGTCCAGACCGTGGTTGGCGGATTGACGCATCCACCACTTTGGGCGCGCCGGTCTCCGACGGCAAAAATCCCGTTCCCGCCGGCAGGTTTGGACCTTCGCCGTCCCGCTAGCCCTGATGCTCCATGGCCTCGTATTGTGGCGGCTGCGGCGGGAGAGCGCCTCAACGGGCCGGCTGGCCACGCATGAGCTCTCGCCGGATCTCAAATGCCGACGAGGGCGGCCAAGTGTCGCCCTTGCCCAATCCTCGGCCACCTGCTCGACCCCGCTTGAATCCGGCTTCCGACGTTCGCAAAGATGAATGTCGCAGATAGGTCACAAGCTGGCGCGACAAATGAGTCCGCTATCGGGTGCGAGGGGGACTCACAACATATGAGCTTAGCCGATTAGCTGTGGGCATTCAGTCCAGGCGAGGGGCAGCCGTTTTGGCAGCTGTCTCAGCGTCAGCCTTCCTGGACGGTCACCTCTCAGGATCGAAGACGTCAGTTCGGGCGCAAGAAATGCCAATCTAATTGCCTGCCGCACGACCTTTGGATGCAGCTTTACACGGTCTGCCAGTTCCTCGATCGATGCGTACCGGTTACTTTTGAGATCGGCCAGCCAGGCATGAGCGCGAACGACCGCTTCGAGAGACTTCTGATCGGGGCTGTCGTCAGATGGAGGCGGCAAATGAGTGCTGCTTGCCTTGGCCGGGGTCCACGGTATCTCAAGTGCTCTTGGTGGCGGGCCATCGGCTTCGTTCTCGGATTTGAAGGTGATGCGGACCATGCTTTTGGCGATGACGACACGCTCGATCTTTTCTGATGCCGTCTGGTCCGAGGTATCGGCATAGGTGAGTGTTTTTCGAGCGGCCTCTTGTACAATTTCCTCAATCTCGCGAGCGGCTACACGCCCGACCGAGCCGGCCTTGTCTTTTCGGCCGCGAAGTAAGGCCGAGCTAACGTAGAAGCGATATCGAGCGCCGTTCTTGCTGGAAAAGCTCGGGCTCATGAGATTGCCTCGGTCGTCGTACAGCTTTCCCATAAGCAGGGCTCTGCTTTCCGAGCGCTTTATCTTTCGGTCGCTGGCGTTTGCCTTAAGCAGTTGCTGAACCCTGACAAAGGTCTCTCGGTCAACAATGGCCTCCTGCTCACCTTTGAACCATTTGCCGGCGTGGTGCATCTCGCCGAGATAGATGCGGTTCTTAAGAAAATAGGCGAGCGGACCGTAGGTGAAGGGAATGCCACCTACGTATTTGGGGACTTTGGTATTCCGCCGCTTGGTAACGATGCCACGCTTGTCGAGGTCGGCGACCAATCGGGCAAACGATTTGAGTTCGAGGTAGCGACGGAAAATCGTGCGTACGGTTTCGGCTTCCGCCTTATTGACCACGAGCTTTTTGTCCTTTGCGTCATAGCCGAGCGGGACTGTTCCTCCCGTCCATTTGCCCTTTTTTCTGGATGCTGCGACCTTGTCCTTGACTCGCTCGGAGGCAAGCTCGCGCTCGAACTGGGCAAAAGACAGAAGCACGTTCAGGGTCAGCCGACCCATCGAGGTAGTCGTGTTGAACTGCTGGGTGACCGCCACAAATGAGATCGAGCGGGCATCGAAGGTTTCGACGAGTTTGGCGAAATCGGCGAGCGAACGGGTGAGGCGATCGATCTTATAGACCACCACGACATCCACTCGACCGTGCTCGATATCGCGGAGAAGCTTCTTCAGGGCAGGGCGGTCGAGGTTTCCGCCAGAAAAGGCGGGATCATCATAATGTTGGGGCAGGGCCTTCCAGCCCTGCGAGGCCTGACTTTTGATGTAGGCCTCGCAGGCCTCCCGCTGGGCGTGCAGCGAATTGAATTCCTGCTCCAGTCCGTGCTCGGTAGATTTGCGGGTGTAGATGGCGCAGCGCAGGATCTTTCGGCCTTCACTTATCATTGGCCTTGGGCTCCTCTCGCGGTCTATTTGCCGACGATCGCAGCCCGAAGAAGCGTGGCCCGTTCCACTTTGTCCCCGTAATCGCTAAGGCGATCTCGGACAGACTGGAAAAGGTCCGCCCCTCCCAGGCGAACCCTTTTTCCATGACTACGACCCGGTAGGTCGTGCGATTCCAGGTCCGCACCAACTCGGAGCCCGGCTTGATCCGCCGGGGCAGCTCGAGCCTGCCGTTCGGTTTTGCCAGAGCCGCTCTCACCAGCTGATCCAGCAGCCGCTGGTGATCTCGTGACAGTCCGCCATAGGCTCGCTCCTGGATCCTGTACGCAATGCTGCGCCGGAGCAGGTCGGGGCCGAACGCTTTTGGCGGATCGGTCCGGAACAGCTCGCGATAGCGGCTTCGCAATTCTCCGATGGACATTTTGGCCAGCCGCTCCAGTTCAGCCTCAACTTCTGGCTCGGCTGCCCAGGTATCGTTACTCACGACGCGGTGCCCCTTGTGATCCGGTAAATGCGTTCCTTGCCCGCCTTTTCGGAATCGAGCTTCAGCTTGAGCTTCTTCTTGACGACGCCGGCAAAGAAGCCGCGCACCGAGTGCTGCTGCCACCCAGTGGCCTCCATGATGGCTGCGATCGTCGTGCCTTTGGGCTGACGCAGCAAGGACAGCACGATGTCCTGTTTTGAGGGTGAATCGCTACCTGGTTGAGCCGAGACGGCCCACGCTGCCGCCTTCGCTTTCGACCTCATGGCCGCGGTCCTGGTTGAATGTACGTCCTTTTGCACTCGCTTGATGCTGCGAGCCGGCGGCCTCAGGGTGCGCTTCGCGAATTTCGACTTCTGCTTGCTAGTGGCCATGCGGCCCTCCCTTGTGTCAACGACAGCATCACGTGCTGCCACTGACGCGAGCCCCGCGTTGCGGCAGGGCAATGGGAGGACGGGGCCGTTGCGCGACCGCCCCTCGGGCCACTACACATGCTCCTTTCGACCCCGAAGTCGAGCGAAATCTCGAGCAATTTGCTGAATCTTTGGCACGTAGAGGATTACGAAGTGATTCGTGGCCTTCAGCTTTGGGGAATGGGTGCGCAGATTGACGAAGCAACTTTGGCGGTCAGCATCTTTCGGAGCCCTATTAATATCGGCTTCAGCGCGCTTAAATAGCTAAGGGAAAAGGCAATATCAAAACGCTCAAAATACGGGGAAATGTCAAAGCAGGGCGGGGCCTGGACGCGACTTCTTTTTCATCTGCCCTTCGCCGAAGTGCACGCTGGGTGCTCCTGACGGCCGCGCGGATATTCACGTATGGCCGGGCCGGGCTCGACCGTCAGCGGCTCGGGCTGCACTGATTTCAAACCCAGCTTAGGGTGTAATCGTAAGTCATGGCATCATAGGCGAGTGCTTGGGCGATGCTGTCGACTTGGTCGTCGTGACGGCCTTGCGGGAAGGTCAGCAGCTCCATCTCTAGGTCCGCCAGAAACGGAGCAGCCCTCGGAAACCAGACACGTCCAGCGGCAAATTTGCCCTGCTGAACATAAAGACGGCCAACTTTGTCGCGGTCGATTTTGATGGGGGTGACGAAGAAATCGCCTTTCTCTCCTAGCTCCTGGGCTAACGCGACACCTGTTGAAGCGTCTTCGATCAGGATTTCATGAGGTTTGTACCGCTTGGCGAGTTCAAGGGCAGTATCCCGCAGGAGAGGATATTCGAATCGATCTCGGACGAGATCGAGCAGATAATAATTGTCGTCCGCGACCAGCCACGTAGTGCATACCGACCAGTCATTTTGAGCACCGTCCTTGGCTGCCGTATCCCAGCTTTGGATGATCCTGCTGCAGGGGATATTTGCAGGAACTTTGTCGTAGTACCGTAACCAGGATCGCTTGATCATGGCACCGCCAGCTGGAACGGGCGCTTGCTGGTATTGTGCGGCGAACACGTCAGGCCCGAGCGTCTGTTGCAACTTGAGAAGGGTCTCAATCGATTCGTGTACTGGATGAAGCGCCTCGCCGATCTTGCGGGGATAGAATTCGTTTGGACCGATCGGCACCAACGCCTCGGTTTCGGCGATTGCCGGTAAGCTGAGCACCTCCCACTCATCAGATGAACTGGAGAGAAATCCAGACAGATCGTCCATGTGAACGCGTTGCATCACCAGGATAACAGCGCTTGTCTGTTTGTTGTCGAGGCGTGACATCAACGTATTCGTCACCCACTGATTGATGCTGTTCCTGCGCGTCTCCGATTGGGCGTCGATGGGCTTCTGCGGGTCGTCGAGAATGATCAGGTCGCCTCCGAGCCCGGTCAACGTCCCCGAAACAGACGTTGTCCTGCGGAAGCCGCGTTTTGTCGTGACCAACTCGCCTTCAGTGTTGCGTGCAATGCGCATCTCCGGAAAAGCTCGCTGATACCACGGAGAATTTACCACTGAACGAAAATCGCTCGAATGTTTTGCAGAGAGCTCATCGCCGTAGCTGATAGTAATGATGCGGCGCCGTGGCGCGAGACCGAGCAGAAATGCGGGAAAGGCAACCGAGACTGTAATTGACTTGAGATAGCGCGGCGGCAGATTGATGATCAAGCGGGTAATCTCGCCACGGCGAATGCGTTCGAGCTGGTGTGCGATCGCTCGGATGTGCCAATTGGCAAGGAATTGAGCGCCAGGGTTAAGGTGCAGAAAACAGCGATGTAAGAAGCTCACGAAATTGCCACGCATCACAGCGTCGAAGAGTGCGATGTCTCGGGTCGTCACTTGTCATCTCCTTGCTTTTTGAATTGCTCTTGCAGTTGCTGAGCGTAATGTTCCAGGACTTTCCAATCGTCCATGTCCAGGGCAGGGCCGTCTGCAGGTTGATCGGATGATTCGATCAGCGACTTGCGGTTAAGCAGGAAAGCGGCCGACTTCGGATTGCCTTTGAGCGCGTCTTCGGCAAATTTGAGCAGGATGCCTTCGAGCAGGGTAATCTTTCGGACGCTTCCGTTTTGGCGGATATCGATTCTTCGGTTGAGGAGTTCGCTGATGATGGTCGCTTCATTCTTCGAGCCTTTAGGTCGGCCCCGCTTATTGCCGGATTGACCGGGTTTGAATTGATGTTGGCGGGGCGGACGGCCGTAACCCACGTCGGATCGATTTCCGGAGCCATCGAGGGGGAGCTCGCGCGGTTTTTTACAGCTGCTCACTTGACCTTCCTCGCTTTTGAGTGAGAGCAAAGGGCTGCAAGCTCACCGAAGGTCTGACCGGTCGCGACGAGGATGGCGTCGCGCTTGGTAAACTCCTGCCAGCGGCGGATCGCGGCATCAACATAGAGCGGATCGATCTCGACGCCGTACGTCCGTCGACCGACTCGCTCCGCCGCTAGAAGGGTGGTGCCTGATCCCATGAAGGGGTCCAGGACGATATCACCGCGACACGAGCAGTCTTTGATCGCATCCGCAACCAGCGCAACCGGCTTCACGGTTGGATGAACGGAGAGATCGTCGAGACGGCCGCCGCGAAACGTGTTGACACCGGCATAGGTCCAGACGTTGGAGCGGTTTCGGCCGT